AGAAAAAACCAGTTAAGAAGAAGAAATAATGGCTAAAGGCGTCCCACATTATTTACCTAGTGGTAAACTCTACACAGGTAAAACACATAAACATAATGGAAAGGTGATGTCTGGAGCTACTCATACAAAGAGTAGTAAATACTTAAGTCATAAAAAACCTAAATAAAAAAGGGAGACTACTCTCCCTCTTTTTCTAACATTAATCTAATTATTCCTAGATCAACTAACAAGATCCATCCTGTAGTAGGATTCTGTAACTTACTAGAGTCCACTATTTCTAAACCAAGATTAAATCCTGTAATTAATTCCCAACCAAAGTAAAGATTCATATTATCTCCTAATTAATTTCACAAGCACCACCAGAACAAGCCACATTGTCTTTAGCCTCAGTGTTATCTTCTTCTTCAATCACTTGAGTTAAGTCAATATTCTTTAGAAGTCTAAACATCTCATTGAATGTCTGTTCATCACAATCCTCAAAAGGAGCTTGAACATAGCTTCCACCATCATAAGGTAACACTGATATACCTGTGTAGTGGTATCTATTTTCCCACATCCACACTCCACAATCTTCCCACTCATCCTCTTTTAAAGAGATAGTACAAGATACATTATGTTTATTGTCTCCTCTAACATGACCTGTTCCTACCCAGTCAATGTTAAATCTTCTAACTCTTTCTAAAATATCTTGATATGATTCTGTTCTAAGTATAGCTCCTTCAGGTGCTTTTTGAGGAAAAGACATCACTGCCTCTAAGTGAGGTTTAAATGCACAATCTTCAATTAACTTAGGAAAGTTAGTAATCATATACTTATATAAAGGCTCATTCTTACCTACACGCATACGTCTAATATAATAGTCATTATGCCAAGCATGAATACCACTCGAACTTCCAAGAACAAGGGAGGTTGTCCCTGCAGGTTTAACTGTAGTAATCCTAGCTGATGGATTAATGTTAATAAGGTTTGCTATACGTTTGTTCTCTTCAATAGTAACCTCAGCGGCTTCTTTTAGATTTAAATGTAATACACCTCCTGAAGCTATCCCTGTCATACTAACACCTAATAACGCATCTTCTTCTGAAGTTTCTTTCCAGACATTTCTTAAGTAATGGAAGTCTGTATAACCTGCTTGTAAAGTACCAATAAATGCTGCTGCTTTTACTCGATCATTTAATTCTTTTTGAGTTGTAACATCTGATACATTAACTTCTACTAAGTTACAATAAGAGTTAGGTCTTAAGCTAATCTCAGCACATGGGTTCGTACCTACATCATAGTTATTCGTCCAAAAGACTCCAGGCTCACCTGATCCAGAACTTTCTACTCTTTTCCAAATAGAGAACCATTGCTCTTCTGTAACCTCATCTCGATTTAAAACAACAGAGTTATTTGCTCTACCTCTTTGTGGGTTTAACTCCCACCATGCTCCTGATTTAGCTGATAACATATCTAAATCATCTTTATCGAATAAACTGATTAAAGCTGCTCTACGAATACCACCAGACAATACTGCATCAGCAATATGGCAGATCATATCATGTACTTCAATAGGCTCTAACTTTCTACCTATTGTATTATTAAGAACTGATCTTAATTTATCTAAACAGATTCTTAAAGGGTCAGGTCCAGGAGCTTTTCCTCCTGAGGTAATTAATCTACTTCCTTTAGGTCTAATATCTCTAAAGTCAAAGTCTGGGTCAGATTTACCTAATGTGTAAGCTTTAATTAAAACTTTAATAGCATCTGCCCATCCTTCAATAGAATCTCCTATAAGAAATCTCCTCGTTTTCTCTGTAGGACCAACGATAGTAGGGAGTTTATCTGTGTGTCTCCTCTGTACGCTAAAGCCCACGCCACTTCCCCCAAGTAGATTAAACATGGTCTCGCTGAAAACGGCAGGATGATCGACAGGGGAATAAGCACAATTGAACATACGATTATTACTAAGTTCAATAGGAGTACCTCCAAACTGTAAAGACCGCATAGAAGGCAGTACTTGACGATTGTAAACATATTTGTAAACATTTTTAATCTCCTCTTTTAAGTGTGGATATTTACGAATGTGCATAACCATGTTACGCTCCACTAACTCATCCCAAGACTCTCTTCGTTTAGCCTCTGGAACGTACTTAGCATACTTATTAAAGATCGTTATGTCTGATAAGACTTTTTGACTTTTGTCCATATATTTCCCTCTTTTGTAGTAATTATATAAATTAATCGGTGGTAAACGGATCTCGAACATCGACAATTTCTATTAGTATATCATATTTTTCTTCGATAAGATCATCAAATCTATCTACTAAATCCTCTGATGTCACCTCTAGTATCTCTAACAAATCAACTTCATTAATTTGTTCTTTTACTTTTTCTTTTAGTTCTTCAAGAGTTAATACCATATTCAAGTTCCAATATTAAATCACAATAATGTTTTATTTTAAGAATGTCTTCAGCACCATTCTTATCTTTGTGGCGAATAATATATTTAATTATATTGCCCTCTATAAAAGGTATATTGTTTTTATAAATAAACTCAGTAGGTTGAATCTTATATTTACTATAATGTGCTCCACCTATCTGAACCTCTGTAGCTCTCTTCTTAGACATTTACAAATTTTCCTCCCTCTTTTCTAGCAAGGTTTTGTTTTCCTCTAAACCAATTACCACAGTCTTGGCATTGATACCTTTGAAACTTAGAGGTATTTGTATAAGAAAAGCCTCGTTTCTGGTAATGATGTCCACCACAGTTAGGGCAAACAACATCTCCATCTACGAATAATGACATATTAACATGATTTTTACACCATGCTTTAAATTTGTCATATACTTTTTCAAGAAGTACAACATCGTTCTTGTTATACTCTTCCATAATAGCCCAGGCTTCTTTATCTTTATTCATACATCGAAGCCATAACTCATGTCCCATGTGTTCTGTTTTTTTACCTAAACCTAAAGCTTGAGAAACATAGTCTAGTTTATTAGAAACAAACCTAAACTGTTTTCTTGCTACAGAAAGTAAATCTATTTGTTTTGCAGGGGATGGAGGGGGCATCCCTGATATTAAAAATTCTTTATTTAAAGTAGGGATGTCAAAACGACTTCCATTATAATGAATGATAGCATCTGCTTCATCCATTAACTTATGTACAGACTTTAACATCTTTTTATATGTTGTGTTCTGAACACTCTTAAACATAACCTCATCATCACCTAACCATTTAGCAGCGTAGCATAGTGTCGAAGAGGACTCTAACAACTGGTTTAAAGATATATTCTGTTGCCATATACCCCACACAGTAGCAAGATTTGGAGATGTTTCTATATCAATTAAAAGTATTTTAGCCATAATTTTTCCTATACTTGTACGACAATATTTACAACCATCCTTTTAACTGTTTCTTTTGGAGGAGTTGCTTTATGCCATTGGTTAGAATTAAAGTAAATACAACCTCCTGAAGTAGGTGTCATAGATTCTACAATAGTTTTTTTATCTTCATCATATATTACTGTATCTCCATCACTATCATTTATGTAATACACAATACTTACAAAGTTATTATCTTCAAGCATATCTTTATGTATACTAGCATCTATTTCTTCTTCTGTATACACATTGGTTTGAGGTTTTAAATTAACTTTCAACTTAATAATGTTTTTAATTTGTAATCCAGTACGATCTTCAAAGAAATAAAGCAAAGCCCTAAACGCTTCATAATGCTTGGAGGCAACTTCACCATTTATAAATAGTGGATGAACTAACTGTGCTATATTATCAGTAGTGTCATAGCTAGAATAGTTATACCAATTCCATTCAAAAGCAAGTTTATTAGTTAGATTATATAAATATTGTCTATATGAATCAGGAACTAGTTTTTTTATCTTGGTTGGTTTCATTTAATTTTTCTTTACCTTGTTTAAAAATACGATCAAAGTTTTCTTCAAAAGTCTTACGATCTGTAAAAGGTCTTGGACTTGATCCTTTTCCACCATCACCCATTATTTTATCTCCTTCTTAATTAAACCTTCTGGTAAACGAATATAATCTTCATACAAACAAGTTGTATAGTGGGCTTTAGGATAGTTTTCTTTTACATAATCATTAGCTACAGCACAGCTACTAAAGTGTCCTATGTATTCAGGATTATCCATATT